TGAGCTATCTGAGGAATACAAATTAACTGTCGCTAGGGCAAGAAAGATTCAGAGATTTTTATCACAACCTTTCTTTGTTGCTGAAGTGTTTACTGGATCTCCGGGTAAATTAGTTGATTTAGACTCAACAATTAAAGGATTTGATGCGTAATTCAGTTAAGACGAATGTACCTCGGTCTGAGAACATAATCGTAACGTTATTAGGCGATTACAGGCGTTCTGTAATAGGTGCAATGGCGTTAGCTTTACCAGAAGATACTGAATATGAGTATATTGGACCAGATGATGAGAAAACTAGACCGATATGCAGAACATTTTTAGCTAGTGGACCATTAACGAAGTCTGAGATACGACAAGTCAAGCCAGATGCATATGAGCATGGTGGTGGCGTGAATTGCAGGCATTATTGGAGTCCTATAGATGTTTAAACTGCAAGACATACTAAAGTTTAATGAATCCGATGTCAAAAAAATGGCACAGAATACTGTTAGAAGGCATAAGAAACAGATTTTAGATGGTAAAGATTTTCAAGGTAAATCATTTGGTAGTTATGCACCATATTCAGATAGTTATGCAGCTAGAAAAAAAGTTAACAAGAGTGATGTAAACTTAAAACTATCTGGTAAAATGCTAAATGCATTTAATGTACAGCGCACCAAAGTTAAAAAGAATCAAGAAATACAATATTTGTACGGCATCAAGAAAAACAAACAAGGAACAAAGTTATTTAATCATAATGAAGGAACAGAAAAAATGCCAAAACGTTCCATAGCTGAAAATCAACAATTGGGTGACGATGTTGAAGAAGGTGTCGTAAAAGACTTCGCCAATACAATTGGCAAGAACCTATCACGTATGAGCAAGACACACGTAAAGTTAAACATATAGGAGGGCAGTATGTCCGAAGAACAAGTAGCACAGCCAGTGCCTGAACCAACAGTTGATCCTGTAGGTCCAGAACAAACAGCAGAACAGAACCAACAGCAACTCGAAGTTGGTAATCTGATCGCGGAGAGCAAGAAATATCGAGGTCGCGCTCAAGCGGCCGAAAGTGAACTTGCAAAACTTCGCAAAGAAATCGAGGATACTCGGATTTCACAACTAGAAGAGCAGGAACAATGGAAGTCTCTTGCCGAGGAGCGCGCTACCAAGCTCGCAGAACTCGAACCCATTGTGGAGATGGCGCAACAGCAAGAAGCGTCATTACGTACAGAACTTCTTAGTGAACTTCCAGAGGACGAGCATGAAACATTTGGGAAGTTACCCATAGAAGCACTTCGTGCCGTAGTTAAGAAATTCAGAACACAGCGCGTAGCAGTTTCCAATTCTCCATCTGCGCCAGTAAATAACGATAAGATTGATCTAAAAAAGATCAAAGACTCTGATCGCAGAATGAACTGGAGTAACATATTGGAAAGCTATAAGCGCAAAAGTCAATAAGGAAATAAAAAATGGCTGATGGTAACGTAACAACAACCACAGCGGCAGTGTTCATCCCAGAGCTTTGGAGAGACGCTATTCTAGATTATGCAGAACGTAAGTTTGAATTGCGTAACCAGGTGATGGACTTTTCATCCGAATTACCTTCTGGAGATGTACTCCATATACCAAAGGTAACAGAGGAGACTGCCGCAGCAAAATCCGCAGGAAGTGCGGTAACGTATCAAAACAACACTGATAGTGAAGTCACTATTACTGTTGATCAACATCATTACGAAGCTATTAATTTGGCGTTTGCATAAGTAATTATGCTTATTATGATTGCGGAAAAAAACTGGAAACCTAAGTCGCAAGATAAGGCAATCAGAGGTGAAGGCGTAAGCCAGCCGCAGAGACTAGGTAGTGAAATAATCTACCCACGAGACCGCGACACCCATACTGGGTGAAGAGATAGTCCGATACTCCATAGAAATGTGGAGAGTCTAGATAAAGAGCTAGACGATAACGATTGAAACGTATTGAAGATATTGTTCGCGTCCAAGAAAGTGCAAACCTTTTTGGTGCATATGCTCAGTCTATGGGTTATGCGCTTGCTAAAAAGGTTGAAAATTACTTGGCCGTCGATGTGATTCAGTCTGCAACTGGTAATGATGTATCTCTGTCAACTGATAATACCATGACCTCTGCGTTATTACGTAGTGGTTTACAAAAGCTGCTTGACGCAGGTTTTGATTATGCAGATGGTGAAACATATTTATATGCTTCTCCTGCTGCGTACATGGGATTACTTGGTTTACAGGACTTCTTTGATTCATCTCGTAGAGGTGATGAGCAGAATCCTAACGTATCTGGTGGCGTAGGCATGATTTATGGAATGCCAACATTCATTAGTACAGATTGGGATGATGATGGTGGAACTGGTGATGAAACTGCTTCTATCTTTAAGAAAGAATCAGTGTACATGGCAATGCAGATCGCACCCAGGGTGCAGTCAGCATATGACATAGATCACTTAGCGACAAGCGTGGTTGCCGACATTTTGTTTGGCGCATCTTTGTCACATGGTGCTTCCAGTACATCACTTGGAGTTGTTAACTTTAACAATCCATAATCGATGAAATATGGGTGGATCGTTTGGTCCACCCATTTTTTAAGGAGATAAAATGAAATATTTTAAAAGAAAAGATGGTTCAGTTTTTGGTAAGCTAGACAGTATTAGTAAAGAACAAATTGATGCCTACATAAAAGATGGCTGCGTGCCATGTAACGAAAATGGCGAAGTCAAAAAGCCTAAAAGAAAACTTTCATTAAAGAAAAAGAAATGAAAACAAACGATTTTTTATGTCATCGTTGCAACTATAAGTGGGAACAGTTATGGTCCAAAGATGATAAAATACGTTGCCCAAAATGCGGATCATTTAAATTTCGCAAGTTAATTGCAAGTCCAATGATTCACAGTAACAAAATTTCAGATGCCAGTCTAAGAAGTCAAGGTATCATAGATTAAACCAAGATGCCCATGAGAGCAGCCAAGCTCGGTAAGGCATCAGCAAAGGAGAAACAAGATGGCTGATCTATCCAAACATTCAGTGGTTGAATCGCTGAATATCAGTAGTTCTGCAAATCATTCAGTTCAAAGCGCACAAAGCGTTACCACAGGAACAGAATATAATTTAAACGTATCATCAGTACACAGCGTCATATTGCAGCCTAGTAGCGATATTTATTATGGGTTTAGTGGAAGTGCCAGTGATATGATAAGTGCTGCAAATAGTCTGTATTTAGCAGGTGGAGACACTATCTACGAACTCAATGTACCACATGGCATTGGATCAGCGGTGTACCTGCACTTACTTGGCAAAGGTGCAACCTCAACAGTACGAATTGTCTTGGCATAGGAGCATAGCATGGCATCATTTAAAAATTTAATTAGCAACACATCCGCACAAATATCCTCTGGTGGTACAATCACAGGAGATTTAGTCATCAATGGAGATCTCCAGGTTGATGGTGGTGGTTCACTTAGCTTTGATGAGATAGTACAAGGTACGCAAGTAATAGATGTAGACAATACAGAAGCACTACTGGTTAGAAAAGATGGAGATGGTGGTGATGTATTTATAGTAGATACAACAAATTCTAGGGTGGGTGTAAATGTAACATCACCTTCAGTTGCTCTCCATGTTTCTGGAGATATTCAATTAGACGATACTGCACCATTTTTATTATTTAAAGAAACAGGCAGTAATAAAGATATGCAATTTAAGTTGCAAACTGATGGAAGGATGTCTTTATTAAATGATAATGCCTCTACAGAAGTTTTAACTGTTAAACAAGATGGTGAATTTATTGTTACTCCAACTGGTGCAAATTTAGACGTAAGTGGTGCACCAAATGGTTCTTTAAGTTTAGGCTCACCAAGTTCAACATTACAGGCTTCTGTAATGGGAAGAACTACATCAAATGCTACTGCATTGCATTTATTTGCAAGTGCTACAGATGCAAATACTTTAGGAGATATGAGATTTAATGTAAGAGAAAACAATGATTCTACATTTGCTACATTAACAAATCCAGCTTTTAAATTTATACACTATACTACTGATTTAGTCACAATATTACGAAATGGGTCAGTTGGTATTGGAACAACACCTACTAAAGCATTAACAGTTCAAGGTGCAAGTGGTCAAATTGCTAACATTACAAATGGAAGCAATGATTTAGTAATGTATGTAGACAACTCAAATGT